ATCTGCGATCTCTCTTCTGAGAGACAGTAAATTTCTTGCAGCCATGTCAAAACTTTTTGTATTTTTGGGAATCTCATTCCAGGGCACATTTCTAAAACTTTTTAAAATTCTGCTTGCCAGACTATCTCTATTCAAATTTCCTTTTTTCATTTTTTATTCTCCTTTTATTTTGCTGTTGTCCGTCTCCGTCCACTGTCTATATATTATCATTGTATATTAATAATGTCAAGTATTTTTGTATATTTATTACGTATATATAATATGTATAGCAATATCAATGACTTGTGATATTATAATAATGGTGATATAATTATTATGCCTGATCATATATAGTGATTAGCAGTATGAGTGACACGGATAGATGTTATCCCGGCGAACTTAAGGCTATAATAATGGGGCTCGCTAAGTAGGCACTGTATACTGGTTAGCAGCCAGCAAGCAGATAAGCTGAATATCTCATATTAATCAACAAGTTATGGATTTTAAAGGTCTACAACTATCATTGGAGAGTTGCGCCCGATTGGCTATGAGGGTCGTCAATAGGATAGTGTGGATACTTAATGACCACTAATGGGGGCTATATAATGATATACAGATATGGAGGATGCTTAATTGCCGACCAGGCCGATAATTAATGTCGAGGATGCATTNATAATGCGCANGCAGCAACAGTCATATCAGTGATATTGGCAAGGTATATGGAGTGTCTGCATCAGCTGTATATCAGAGGCTTAAGGGGCACTTACCTGATATGGATAGAGTGACTGCCATGCGACTACATAAGGCGGATAAATTGCTCGAGGCTGCTAGCCATACACTGGATCGTATCAACGAGATAGTGCAGGCAGGTACACAGGATAATGATGAGATATCGTATAAGGATTTAGTCGCAGGCCTTAACACTATACTGGATAAGCACCAGTTACTGACTGGCCAGATCACGAGCAATAGTAAGCAGACCGTCAAGCACACTGGCAAGCTTGATGATAATGTTATTGACATTGAGTCTATTGATATTGATTCTGGTGATTGATACACACATAATAACTATTAAGTATTTAATAATAATCATAAGTCATTGATATTTAATCATTATTTAATCAAACGTCCGATAAGGTACATTATGTTAACCAAAGATAATTGATAATAATTATCATTATCATTATTAAAGGGGGGGCACCCTCCAGATTTTAGAATTGGATTATGTATATATAAACCACACACAGCAACCAGAATAATTTTTTAAGAAAGTGACTATGCAAAAAGAATTAATAAAAGAGAAATTACATTCATATTTAGACATAGACAAGACAAAGGAATGGAATTACAGTTTAATTACTAGTTGTAGTGATAAGACTAAATACATTACATGCATAATAGATCATGTTGATTTAACTATTAAGATTTATGTTAATGATAGTATATTACAGAAATATAAGGATAAGAGTTTAAAATGGCTTAAATGTTTATTATGGCATCACAAGGTTNCACATATTTACAAAGAGGGATTGCGTTGCATACCATTATAGTAATTATAATATAATTTAGAAAGTGAGTGTATATGCAATCAGATAACAAGGAATTGATAAAAGAGTTTGATGAATATGTTTCTAAGGAATTGGATCTTATTTTACAAATAGGTAATTTACAGGAATGGCAATATTTTTTATATCATCCTAAGAATCAAAAAGATAAAAATGTTGAATGTAATGTAAACCATAGCTATTTAACTATAAATATTTATTTTAATGATGAAATTTTAAAAGAATATAAGAATAAAGATTTTAAATGGATTAGATATATATTATGCCATGAAATTTCACATATTTACACAGAGGAACTATACCGTATGGCAACAGATTGTCTAGCATTACCTATGGTTCCTTATGTTGAGAAGGTAAGAGAGCAAAACACCGAAAGGATATGTAAATTACTTATAAAGTTACTTGAAAGTGAGGAAATATGAAGCAATATGATAAATTGATTAAAGAGTTAATGGAATGGACTTCCAAAGAATTAGACCTTATTTTACAAATAGGGAATTTGCAGGAATGGAAATATACTTTAATTTATATGCATGATTATGAAAAAGATTCTTCTGTATATTTTAAATGCAGTCCAGACAATATTAATTTAACCATGAAGATTTATTTTTATAATCAAACATTGAATAGATATAAGGAACGAGATTTTAACTGGCTTAAACATAAGTTATGTTATGGAGTAGCACATATTTGTACAGAAGAGTTGCATACAATTGCATTAGATGGAATACAAGAATCAATCGTACCTTATGTTAATGAAATACATAGAAAAAATACAGAAATAATAGGTAGATTTATTTTTAGTTCACTTGAAAATTTACCAATAGGTGCTAGAGCTAGCAAAAAGTAAAACATGAAAAAAGTAATAACAGCAGAAATAAACAATATTAAGTTCAAGCCTGTTGACGGTATCAAGTATCGTCATGATTATGTTTCTATATACAAAAGTATAGCAACAACTGGCAAGTATAATGGTCATGATGAGACAACTGTTTATCGTAAACTTATTAAGACTGATTTATTCTTTATATTGTATTTTGTTCTTGGTGCACCATGCAATAAGAAATTCATTGTTGATGCTTGCCGGGAAATAGAACAAGGTCCTAAGACTTATACTTTAGATATTTGGGGCAGAGAGCATTATAAGAGCACTATTTTAAGCAAGGCTGAACCTATTCAGATGTTATTGAATGATCCTAATGTTAGAATAGGGATTTTTTCACATACAAGGGCAGCTGCTAAGGTGTTTTTAGGCGGAATTAAGCAGGTATTAGAAGGTAATTCATTCTTACATGCTCTGTTCCCTGATATATTGTATGCTAAACCACAAACACAGGCACCGCGCTGGTCTAAGGATGAGGGTTTAATTGTAAAAACGTACTACAACTGCAAATGAAGCTACTATAGAAGCATGCGGCTTAATAGAGGGTATGCCTACAGGAAGACATTTCACTCATAGGATATATGATGATATTGTTGTACTTGAGTTAACAAGAAGCCCTGAATTAATGTCAAAATTGACTGAAGCTTATGACATGAGTGATAACTTAGGTACTGTAGACGGAACGCATAGGGTTGTAGGCACCTATTATCATCATGCAGATTTATTGGTGAAATTGACATTCATGAAGGATTTAGAAGATAAGTTAAAATATCATTTAAGGTTAAAACCTACCCTTGAAGGTGGAGTTATGGACGGTAAACCTGTTCTTCTTCCTGAATCAAGAATAGCTGATTTAAAATTAAAGACAGAAATGTTCAAGACACAGCATTTATTAAATCCTACTCCTGAAGGAACACAAAAATTAAATTCTGAATATTTAAATGATATCGATGAAGAGATGATACCAAGAGATATACAGAAATTCATGATAGTTGATCCTGCTGGCAGTAAAGGCAGTGGTGATGCTTATGCAATTATGGTTTTTGGTGTAGAACCTAAAGTTGATGAGGTCGGTTCTAGTCGAGTATTTCTATTGGATGCTAGTATAGAACCTTTGGAACATTCTCAAGCTATTGAGACAGTAGTTAGGATGTATATTGATGCTGGTATAGTTCAAAAACTTGGAATTGAAAAAGTCGGCCAATCTACTGCTGAAATACATATTACATCAGCGCTAAAAGCTAGAGGTAGATATATATCAACTACTAATAAGAATTTAATTATACTTTCACCTGCTGGCAGAAATAAAATAGATAGAATTGAATCTACTTTAGTATGGCCATTGAGTAATGGTAAGTTATTTATATCTTCTGCGGTATCTGATAAAGCTAGAATTAGAATAAAGACAGAAATGGAGAAGTTTCCATACTGGCATGATGATGGTTTGGACTGTTGGACTTATTTGTATGATATTTTAAAAGATTGTACATTTATGAACATCCATGATAAGCTTAGAGCAATGGAAGCTTTTTCTAATAGGTGTCAAATACAAGATACCGTGGCGGGCTATTAATGGACAAGAAAGATATTGTAGCAGATTTTATATTAGAGAAGTTTTCTCTATGGCAAGAAGCACGTGACGAGAAACAAAATCGTTGGATGAAACAAACACGTGTAGCAAGATTACAGGAAGACGAATCAGATAAGACTATTGGCAGGGATTCAGAGAATAGTAAACTGAAAATGCCAACAACAAAGAATGCAATTACTATTGCTATGGACAATCTATACCGCATATTGTTCAATACTGACCAGTTTTTCAATATATCAGGCCGTACACCTGATGATAATCCTGAAATTTTAAGGTTTTATCTGAAATATCTTCTTGAAAAAGATAATTTTAAGATGAAGATAAATCCTTTCCTTAATCAATTATGTTGCCATGGCACTGCTATAGCTCAAGTTAATATAGCTGTAACAAAACAGAAGAGAATTATACAAAAAAACAATCTAAAAAGTAATCCAATAAACCGTTTTACTAATAGATTTTTGAAATTATCTCCAAATAATATTCCCAACGAAAAAGTCAAGCTAGATGAGAAAATAAAAATCAGACCGTCATTTGAATGGATTGATTTATTTAATTTTTATATTGAGCCACAAGCTCTTAATATCCAGGATTCGACAGGAGTTATTGTTAGGAAGCAGTTAAAGTTTCATACATTACGTCAAATGCAGTCAACAGGTGCTATATCTGGAGTAGATAGAATATTTACTAATCTTTCCAGAGATACCAAGNAGGTTGAAGATCAAAACGTTCAGGCTGGAGATATTGACAACGACAGAAGAGAACGTTTAAGAAAATCTGGCCTGATTGCTGATTTGACTGATGGTGATGTTTCATTATTGGAATATTGGGGTTGGTTAGACGAAACATTATTAAAAGAAGCTGGTTTTGATGGCGATATACAAAATGGTGGTGCTGAAGTTGTCTGCTTAGTCGCGAATGGTAATACTATACTTCGATTAGAAAATAATCCACTGATCAAAGGAGAACGACCATTCTTATCTGCAACATATGAATCCGTTCCGGGTGAATTTTATGGTCTTGGTATATGTGATTTTGCAGAAGGTCCACAAAGGGCTTTAGACGCTACTGTTAGGTCAAGAGTAGACAACAAAAAGGTAGCAATAAATCAAGTTTTTGCTATAGATATCGATAGGATTGCAGTAGATAAAGACGGGAAGATATTTCCCGGTAAAACTTTTTTTACGAGAGGCAATCCCAGAGATATCATACAGCAATTACCTATTCAGGATGTTACTAATGGATCTTATATAGAAGCACAGGAGTTTGAGAGATATATACATGAGGGAACAGGTATATCGCCAATTTCTGGTGGTCTAGCTAGCCCAAAAGCTCAAACAGCTACAGAAGCAACAATCCAAAACAATCAAGCCAGTATAAGACTGCTTAAAATAGCATTAGAGCTTGAAGAGTTGATTATTAAACCTACATTGCAGTTATTTTATGATATTTCGTTACAGTTTTTTCAATGAAGATGAGATTATTAAGGTAACAGGTGCTAGTCCTGAAGATATTAACGATTTAAAAAAGATCACTATTGATGAAATTATTGGTGATTATGATTTTCAGGCACAAGGTGTATTGTCTATACTTGCTGAATCAAGATTTATTAAAATCATGGATTTCTTGACTAGAACGGCCAATCAATTTGACGTTCAGGCAACAAATAGACCACTTTTATTGAAAAAAGCTTATCAAACTCTTGGTTTCAATGATGCTGACGAGGTTTTTGCAAGAGATAATAAGATTGGTCTTGATATGCTGCAAAGGTCAATAGGCGCAAAGGGTGTTGGCAGTCCTCCTGCTTCCAGTCAAAGTCAAGGAACTCAGTTAACAGGGGATCAGGCATCGCAACAGGGAGGTCAACTTGGGTAATATATATAAAAGACTAGAGAAATTATTCAGTAAAGAACATATTGACGTTTTAAATGAATATCTTGATTCTAAAAGAGAAAAAATCATCAAAGATTTTGAGAGTTATAATCTTAACAATGACGAAAGAGCAATAAATCAAGGAAAGCTCAAATCATTAAAGGACATTAAGAACACTTTTAATAATTTGAAAGAAAAATTATCAATTGAACAATTAACAAGGAGATAATTAAAAAATGAGCGACAACTCTAATGTAGTGCCTGAAAATCAGGATAACATTGCTAGAAACGCTAGCGCAGGAGAAACAACAAACTGACAACTCTAAGGAAACAGTTATTGAATCAGGAGATTTTAAAGGTAAAACGATTGCAGATGTTGAGAATATGTATTCTGCAAGTCAAGCAATGATTGCAAAACAAGGAAATGATATCGGAACTATGAGACAAGATATCGAACACCTCAAACAAGTCACTGCTGTACCTTTGAAAACTGATGAGGAGATTGCAGAACTCATGTCAACTGATCCTGCTACTGCTGTAAAGGAAATGCAAAGAAAGATAAGCAATAACATGCAGGAGTCAACTAANCAGACACCNGGCCAGATATTTTTAAAAGAAAATCCGGTTTTATCCACTCCAGAATTTGATAAGTGGGCCAATGAAACAGGAATGGCAGGAATGGCAGGAATGGCAGTTGATAATTTGAATAATAGCGGTGATCCAACTGCTATCAATAGCTTGATTAATGCTTATAATAAAACAATCAATAAAGACAATGTTAACGCTGCTATGCAGGCAAGTTCACCTGGTACCACAGCGATAACACCAAAGAGTAAAGTGAAATTTACGTTGGAAGAGATTAACAAAATGTCTGAATCAGAGCGTAGAAGTAGAGATAGTGAGATTCTTGCTGCTTATGCTGCTGGTGAAGTAAAATAAAGGGAATAATATGGCTGTTGCAATTGGCAGTAAAGAAGGACAGAGAGAACATGATTGGGGTTTTACAGGAATCAGTGTTGCTGATGCTGCTGGTGATGATGAAACCATTATAGTTGAAGCTGGAAAAGAAGGATATCTTGACATTAATCATTGTCGAGCATTAATTACAACTGCAGTTGTGTCAACAACTACTGACGGAGTTATCAACATCAGAAAAGGAGCTACAGTTATAGGTACAGCTACCCTACTGAATGGTACTGCAAAAAATACGTTGATTACATTTACACCTGCAACTGGCTTTGAACAGGGTGTAAACTTCACTGCTGGCGATACTATAGTGATTGCAAGTACTCTTGCAGTTGGCACACCTGCCGGAGTTGCAACAGTATTTCTTGCACTTGATATGAATTAATTGTAATTTTCATATTGATAATGGCTAACAATGAATTAAAATAAAGGATATAGTATGCCGAACATTACACCAACGACAGGTGGAGTATTTATACCAGAAATATGGATAAATGAAGTCAGAGCTGCACTAGAAACTGCACTCGTAATGACTTCCAAGTTTAAACATATAAATTTTGAAGGTATGAAAGGTGATACCGCTCATATACCTGACATTTCCGATCTAGCTGCTAATGATATGCAGGCATCAGGGGCAGTCACGCCACAAGCAATTACAGAAGGTGAATTCCTTCTTCAGGTGCAACAATGGAAGGAATCATCCTTCTTGATATCTGATTTGATTAAAGTGCAAGGTCAGTATGATTTGCGAACTGAATATACAAAAAAGGCTGGTTTCGCTATTGCAAAAGCAATAGAAACTTACCTAGCTACTAAGCTTGGCGATACTTCATTTGCAGAATTTGACGGTGATGGAACTGCTGCAACTGCAAATGGAGCTGCGATCACCATTGCAGGCATATTGAAGGCGTTTGAGACGCTTGATAACAATAATGTGCCTGAAACTGGAAGGAATATTTTTGTAGCACCGTCTAGCAGGAATGTAATGTTGCAAATTCCGCAGTTTGTAAGCATTGATTATGTGGACACAAAGCCTACAGTCACGAAGAAAATCGGGGAGTTGTTCGGTGTTCCAGTATTGACCAGTAATCTTGTTCCATCTACTGTTAAAACTGCAACTTCAAGGATAAACGCACTTGTTGCACATTCTGATGCAGTTGCCTTGGCTATTCAGATGAAAGCGAGAGTACAGGCCGAATACATTCTTGAGAAGCTAGGTTGGCTGTTTGTAGCCGACAGTGTATTTGATGCTGGTGTCTTCAGAAGTGAATCTTTGGTCAAATTGAGAATGAATGTTAATGTTTAACTGATTAATTAATAAGGGGGGGGCATCCCCCCTTTTATCTTAAGGTATATAATGGCTTTACCTATAGACCAGACAGTAACGTTAATTGTTACTGAAGCTTTAAACTTATCAGGGATAACAAACCCTACTGCTGCTGATATAACAAGGGCAGGCGATAAATGGCTTAGACCTGCCTTAGAAACAATTGCAAAGCGGATTGACTTACCTTTGTTTGAAGAGACAAAGATAGCTACATTAAAGCCTTATGAGGTATTATATACGCTACCTAATGATCTTGATAGAATTATTGAAGTTGCTATATATATAGGTGAACATTTCAATAATCTTCAATCAGCTACAGCAAACACTGTAACATTTGCAGCAACTGAAGATATCTCAGAAGAGGAAGCAAAAGGAAAATTACTTTTCATTACTTCGGGAGCTTCACAAAATAGTATGGTAAGAGTGATAGGCTATGATGAAGTTACTAAAATAGCAGATATATCTCCTTCTTTTGCAACTATACCTTCTAGTGACGGATATTTATTAGCAGATAAAGAGACTTTTTTAGATTTAAGACCTGAAAGCGATATTGGTAGTGTTATTAAAAAAGGTACTCCAAGCAAGTTTCACATTTTTGGTAAAACTCCTAAGAAAGAAATATATTTTGATAAAGCCATAAAAGATACTCAAAAAGGAATGATAAAAATAAGATATACTTTATATCCTCATAGAATGGAATTAACTGATCCTAAAATGACTTGGATTTATAACGAATTAATGGGAGAGCTAATCCAAGGAGTGTTGGCTTACTCATTTATAAATATAGATGATACACGTAGAATTGCAGAGTTGCAGATATTTGAAAAAATAGATATTTTGATTATAATAAAAAAATATCTAGAGAAAAAGTATTAAATATGAAGATGTTTCAACCAGGATAAGGATTATATAATGGCTGTTACTTGGAAAGTTGTATCTATAGATACAGACGATACTAAAAAGATTATTACAATTCAGGAAATTGTTAATGGTACACCGGGAGAAAAATTTTCAGTAAAAAAACATAAAACGGCTAAATTTCCAGAATTCTCTGCCGAATTTAAACAGAAAATATTGCATAAAAGACTACTAGTGAATAAGGAAGCTAGTGACAAGTCAAAAATAGATTTAAGTAATTTTGAATTATTTTTAAATTCTTAAAAGGGATATAATGGCTACTATTACAACAACTTGGACTGAAAATCAATCTATAACTAGTTTTAATGCTGCAAGTTTAGCTGCTGCCGGAACAACTAATGGTGATATTGACTTAGCTACTTCTGGCTATGATATTGTGACGGTTCAAATTAAAGTTATTTTTGGAGCAACTCCAGATGGTGATGTTACTATAGATATTCTTTCTTCTCCTGATAGCGGTACAAGTGATGATACTATTCCACTTATGACAATATCTATACCGGAAACTACTAGTGCAACTAAATTTATAACTATACCTGTAAAGGATATACCTTTCATTCAGGTAAAAGCTACTAATAACGATACAACCGATACCGTTAACGTGTCTGCATTGTATGCAGGTAGAAAATGGACTAGCGCATGATGGTAAAACCGCAAAGAGGGGTAAAGATAAACCCTTTCCATTCTATAAACAAAAACCTTGAAGGTGCTTGGTTATTTAATGAGAATAGCGGAAAAACAATTGCTGACAGTTCACCGCACCATAATAACGGAGAATTAAAGAACGGTAATACTGTAACTGACTGGGTAACTACTGAAGACGGTGGTGGTATTAAATTTACTACAGGAAACAATATTGTAGAATGTGGCACTATAGACAACTTGAAAAATAGACCTATTAGTGCGATGATATGGGGTGATTTTGTAGGTTCAGGTGGTTTCCATTCTGCTGTTAGCTATACTATAAAAGCTGGTGATGGGGGATGGTCTTTTCATAGCTTATCTTCTTTTGGCTCATCTATGAGTTTCAGCATTAATCCTTTTGTAGATATTAATTCAACCTTTACGCCACCATCTGGTATGAGTGTAATAGGCGTGTCAGTCACAGGAACAGACATAACGTTTTTTAAAGATGGAGCTTTTGATACTAAATCAGATTCTACGTCAATAGCTCAAACACCTGATACTTTAGGAATAGGAGCACAAAACCGTAACAGTACTATCGTAGATCCTCTTGATGGTACTATTACAAGAGTTTTAGTTTGGAGTAGAGCAATATCAAATGAAGAGTTTTCGCAATTATATCGTGATCCAAGCTTAGGGTTTTTCGTTGATGATAAACCAAACCTATTTTCAGTCGCAGCAGGTGGAGGGGTAAGTAGAGTTCCTTTTATATCGGCAGCGCATAGGATAATAAATTTATGAGATTGGTAAAAAAAGGGGCAACCAGTCAAGATGTTTCTATATATGCAATAGATAACACCACAGGTTTAGCAAAAACAGGATTGGTTTTTAACAGCGCAGGAATATCTATTAATTATAGAAGGGAATCAGGTGCAGTTGTTGGTATTACTTTAGTAACACTGGCTGCATTAACAACTGCATGGACAAGCGGAGGTTTTAAAGAAATAGGCAATGGTTGGTATAGGCTTGATGTGCCTGATGCAGCATTCGTTTCTGGTGCAGACCATGTTTTAATAGAAGGCACTGTTACAGGTGCACAGTTTCTTACCACTACTGTTCAACTTTCTAATATTGATATTATGGACGCAGTTAGATTGGGATTATCTGCACTTCCTAATGCATCAGCTGGTGCAAATGGCGGTTTACCGTTGGGTGATGGAAATGGACGTGTAGACGTAAGTGCTCTGTCTGGTTCAACTATATCAGCCGTAAATTTAAAAGATTTCGCTGATTCTGGGTATGACTCAATTACTAATAAAGTTCAAGGTGTTGCTCTTGTAGATACTACAACAACCTTGACAGGCCATACTGCACAAACAGGAGATAACTTTGCTAGAATTGGCGTTAATGGCGCTGGTTTATCTAATATAAATCTACCTAATCAAACAATGGATATTACAGGAAATATTTCTGGCTCAGTAGGCAGTGTGACTGCTGCTGTTACCGCAGGCACTGTTACTGATAAAACAGGTTATAGCTTAGCTGCCACTGGCTTGGATTTAATAACATCTACAGCGACAGGTGCGATTGCATTAGCCAAGTCAATATGGGATGCTTTAGTTACTTCGCATCAAGTTGTAGGCTCTTTTGGTGAATTGGAAAATCTAACAAATGCAAGTGTGAACTCTATCGGTTCCGGTGGAGGTGGTTCTATACCTATAGAATTTACTGACGATAACACAGTTGGTGGAGCACTTAAAGGTGTTACATTTGTAGGTGTAGAAACTGCTGGTACTTTTGCAACTACTAACACAAACCCCACTACATATCACAATATTGATGATACAGGAAATAATATTGATATTGTATATTATACTAATATAGGGTCTGACAAACAATTAATTAGTATATTATGGCAAGGATATTTATTAGGTAGTAATGATGTATGCAATATTAGTCTATATGATTTCGTAGGCGCAGCATGGGATATACAATATCAAATAGAGGGTCAAGCAAGTGCTGGTAATATTATTGAGCCTGCTATTCGTGCACTTTCTAGGCATACAGGAACTGGTGCTGAAATAGGTGATGTATATGTTAGATTTACTTGCACGGCACAAAGTAATCCTTCTCTATTTAATGCTACTCTTTATTCTGAAGTTATAAACACTTCTACCTCAATAGGTAACTCATTAGGTGCTATATGGATAGATACTGTAAATGGTGTTGACGGCACAGATCCAGCCGTTAATGGTAAAGCTGATAACCCTTGCCTTACTTGGGCTAACGTTTTATCTTTATCAGCTACTCAAAACATAAATAAAATAGGGATCTTTAATGGTTCGGTTATTACTTTAACAGGAGATACTTCTAATTTCACTTTATTTGGTGACAATTGGACGTTAAATCTAAATGGACAAATAATTACAGATATATCTATAGATGGTGCACTTAGCATTACAGGGACTAGCACTGGTACTGGGGTAAGGTTTAAGAATTGTGATTTTGGTATAGCAACAGTTCCACCCGGTGAGTATTCTGGTTGTGGCATTGAAGATATAATCACTCAATCAGCTGCTGGTGATTATGTACTTATCAGTTGTTATTCAGAAATAGGCTCACCAATATGGGATATGGGAGCAGCAATAGGCAATACTAATTTAAATATGTTAGATCATAGGGGTGGTAATTTAGAATTAAGAAATATAGGTGCAACTGGCACAGATATAGTCAATTTTACTGGTATGGCTAATTTAACATTAGCTTCATCATGTACTGGTGGTACAATAGACATTCATGGAGAGATTGACTTAACTGACAATTCAGCTGGCACAACGGTAAATATAGAAGCAACATATAATGTTGGCAGAATATTGACACAGGCTAACATATCTAATAGTACTCAAGGGAATACTTCTTTTGGTATTGTGACAGATGTTGGTAACACAACTTCCACTTTTAAGACTGATTTGACAGCTTCAGTAGATGGATATTACGACCAACCACAATTGATTAAATGCATATCAGGTGTAAATGCTGGACAAACTAAAGAGTTACACACTTCAACATCTTATAATGGTACTACTAAATTTATTACCTTACTTTCAGGTGAATCTTTTAGTAATATCCCTGTTAATGGGGATTCTTATATTATCGTAAGTTTATAAAAGGAGGCATTGCAAATGGCAGTACCTACTACAACTTTCAGACAGATACCTTCTAGCACTCTAGCTACAGCTGTTGATACACCTGCTAAAAGAATTGCTACAATTACAGGGGAAACTATTGTGTCTACTGGCACAGGTAATGAACTTGATTTTGGAATAATAGATATTTCTGCTGGAGGTAAACAATCAAGTGTATTAACTTTTCTATGGACAGTCACAGCGTCAGGAGGAAATACTACAGTAGACTCATTTAAATATTGGGTAAATGCTATAGGTTTTGATAACGCTGGTTCGGTTGTGAAAATAGCAACTTTATCTGGCGTAGATCAAACAACTCCTGTGAATACAGAAAATTATATAACAAATGCAACTACTGTAAGTTATACTTTTGCGACAGCGCCTGAAGTAGAGCCAGGGTTACAGAACGTTTATCCTTCTGATGAGGGTACGAGTATGACAGTGGCCACCACTTCTGATGATGCAATAATGTTAGCCGTTTATTTAGATATCGCTGCTAGTGAGACAACAGGCATTTATAAAGGGTTAGATGCAGGAAAGGAATTACAAACAAGTTTTAAATATGCATATAGTTGATTATGAAAAAGCATTTAGATGATATCTATAGGAAACGATGGATAGAATTTCAATTAATAAATGGAGATATTAACGATTCTAGGTTTATTAATTGGAGAGATGTTCAATGGGATCAGGTCGTTAAAATAACCGCATTTTTATGTGGTAATATACATGTTTTTGAAAAAACCAATAAAGAAAATTTTAAATTTTTTATGAATTTCAGGTGGACTGGAATAATAAAAGGAGTAAAAATTAATGAATGGTCTATAGGGTGGACTGATGGCACCCAATGTTATATGACTAATATAGATTTTTATTCAGGAAATATAGTTAATACTACTATAGAAAGTCTAAAGAATTTTAAAAAACATATCCATCCTGTTTTTATTGGTGATTATAAATGGGATTAATATTATTAAATAAAAGACGTCTTAATACAGACCTTTTAGACTATAAAGTAGTGATTGGGGGAGGTGTCTTCCCATATGATTTCCCTTTTGATTTTTCTACAGATATCACAAATTCCACAACTCTTGATTATAAAGCTGTTGTTAAAGATGCAGATGTAAATTTACTTGATTATAAGATATCAGTTATAGGGGGTACTTTTCCTTATGATTTCCCTTTTAATTTTTCTGCTGATGCTACAAATATAACAGCTCTTGATTACAAAACTATTATTAAAAATAGGGATACAGACCTTTTAGACTATAAGATATCAGTCGGTGGGGGTACTTTCCCCTATGATTTCCCTTTTAATTTTTCTACAAATATTGAAAATTTCACGGCTCTTGATTACAAAGCTGTTATTAAAGATAGGGATACAGACCTTTTAGACTATAAAGTAGTGATTGGGGGAGGTGTTTTTCCTTATAATTTCCCTTTTAATTTTTCTACAAATATTGAAAATTTCACGGCTCTTGATTATAAAGCTGTTATTAA